TCTACGCCCTCATACTTTTTGACAAAATCTCTACACTCACGCACAGATCCTGGTTTAATTGATTCTACATATTCTCCTGTTAATGTTTTATACTTTGTTTGACGTTTAGAAGGAACAAAAAGAGTGGGATTAAATTTTTCGCGTGTCATAAAATGTTTGCCATTTTCATATCCACGAACCAAAAAATTATCCCCTACCAATTGAACATTCGTGTAAAATTTCATCGGATGTTTTCAAATAACGTTGTTCAGATTCAAAAGTTTTTGATATTACATTAGCAGGTTGTCCGTTCAACTCTTCATAAACTGAGATAAACATTGCAAAATAATGCCAAAATCTATGTGGTATATATTGAGGAGATAAGCAAACAAATACATGATCAAATTTTTCATTCTCATCAATAAGATAACCATCTCTAGTTGTATGAATATAATTATCTTCTCCAATCAATTCAGTATTAAACTGGGTCCACTCAACATTTCTGCTATTTTCATTACGAATCCAAGTATAAGAATTTAATTTTTCTTTAAACCTTAAATAAGCAATCCAGTTTCCTTCATTGACTCTACCACTTGATTCTATTTCATGAAATTCTTTACTCAGTCCTTCATTAATGTCTCCCATGAGATCTACATAATCACCATTACATACGTCATCATGATGATCTATATTAATTAAATCAATCGGTTCTTCATAATTATCCAATTCAAACAGAATAGCATCATGAGAAAGACCAAATGATACACTATCACATTCTCTAATTGCCTTAAGAAAAGTATTAAAACAATACATAAGATTTGAAATGTTTATTTCAAACGAATTATCTCTGAAGGGTGTTTGTTCAAATAAAGTACGCCACCTTGTTTCGGGATTATGATCATAAAATACATCATTATATATTTCAATGGAGGGTTCCATTATATAATCAAGATCAATGCTCAATACTTTCATATTCTTTTACCGTTTGCAAGTTAGGTTCTACAATTGTTAGAATATTTTCCGACCTGAGCATAAGAATTTCATCATTAGTGAAGTTCAACCACTTTTTTATGCCATCCGATGTTATCTCATAATAATCACTAACTTGGCAATTAGGATCACCAAGTTCAGCAGCAACTTCTTCAACTTTACCGATTAATACTGTACCACTCAAAAGAACTAAACACTTAATCATCAGAAGAAACCTCTTCAACATTAACCTCTTCAATTTCCATTACACCAAACTCTTGCATAAGTTCTTCTTCATCTTCATCGATAGGTTCTGGTTCCCAACTGTCAGGAGGATTTAGTCGGGTCTTAACAGTAGCACCTTCAAAGTTGCCATCGGCACCACCAGCTGGATGAACTCCAATTTTTTCTTGGAATAATTCTGACAACGCTTGTAATGGTTCACACATAGTGACAATCTTATCAGGCATTACCAAAAAATCTTTATCAGAAGAAAGATTCATCCATGGCGTAAAAGTAACTCTAGTTTCCGAATCAGCACTCTCTGTCAAGACTGTAGGAACTTCAACATTAATACTTTGTGGATTTTGAAATACATAACCAATAAATTGAGGTTTCCCTTCAACCTCTCTTTTTGCTTCTTGCACTTGGCAAATAATTTTTTCACCACTAGTAAGTGCAACAATTTTGATGTTTAGTTCAGAATAGTTTGGTTTTTCTTGTTTTACGCGATGTACTTCCATGTCAATAATTTAACCTCTTAGTAATTAATTGTATTAATCGTTTTCTTGTAACCCATCTGTACCAACTTTTGAAATATAACTTTCAGCAAGTTCTTCAGTCGGATCGCACATTGTAACAACTTGTTGGGGAATAATCAAAAACTGATTATTAGAAGTTCCATTTACCCATGGAGTTAGTGTGAGATTATCTCCAAGTACTTCTGGGTCAGTAAGTACATAACCAATAAATTGAACTTCTCCTTCAATTTCTCTGGTTGCCTCACCAGTTTTAGCAATAAGATGCTCACCGGTTGGTAAAATAACAATTTTTATATTCATGTTTGATGTTTAACCTCTGATAATTATAGCAAGAAAAAAGAGGGGTGTCAACTGGATTGTGCCAGTTACCCCTCGCCTGCGACGACGATATTCGATTTTATTTAGTCCTTAATAATCACCTTAATTCTTGCATTATGCTTATGGCAAGATCTTAAAGGTAGAACTTTACGTTCAGTATACCACCCATACTTATCATACTTAGTAACATACTTAATTTTCTTACATCTTTTCCAATCACGCCGAACCATTACATCCTTTTCAGGATAAGAATACGTCCAACTTGTTCTTGGAGTTCTTGGATGAGCAAGGACTGGTGAAGAAATAAAAAGTGCAGCAAGTCCAATAAAAATTTTGTTCATGATAAATGAAAATAATAATTAGAGATAATCTTTTCTTTGATGATGCTCGGGAACAATCTTACCAAGAGTTATTGTTAATAACCCATCCTCAAATACAACTGATCTAACTTCCGTTTCATCTGAGAGGGTCCAAGATCTGGTGAAAGATCTCTGAGCCACTCCTCTGTGGACGAATGTTGCTTCTGTTTCCTTATCTTCTTTTTGTCCTTCGACAAAGAGTTTTCCGTCTTGAGTGTAGACATAGACTTCTGCTTTTTTAAATCCTGCGAGTGCTAACTCAAGTTTAGATTCAACGTTACTAACTTGAATTAAATTAAATGGAGGATAATTGCTTGTCGTTTCATGCAGCGTTTGAAGACGATCAAAGTAATCATCCATGCCAATGCTGTATTTATTTATACGATCAATAAGAGAAGGCAAGTCTGCACTGTGAAACCTTTGAATAGTTCCCATTATGGTAGCTCCTTTAAAAGCGAGTTTGTGTTGTGTGATCCCCGAAGGCAATCACATATATTTATATTATAGCACAAAAAACGGAGTGTTGAACCCCGTAATTTTTTTATTCGGTTTTACAGAAAGACCTCTGGTAAAGGTGCATATATAAGATATAAATTACTATATTGACTTGTAATGAGATTACTGCACAATTACAAAGTATTTTCTGAAGATAACATTAAAAAGATTTTTGAGTTATCACCATCGATAGAAGAAAAGTTCTATATTGAAAAGAAATCAAAATTAAGATATGGAATAATTAAAAACTTTTATAAAGACCCTGAAGCAGTTGCAGCATTCTTTCAGAACTATCCTTTGATTGAACCATCAGAAATTAGATCTGAGTTTTATGATAGGTCTGCTCATAGCAATTCTCCAGGAATACAATCATATTGTAATATGGATTTAGGTAAATCCCTAAGACATATATACATGTATTTACATTCTACTTTAAAAAAAGGAGGATTTCCTCATAGATCTAAATTAACTTCTGAAGAAAAAGTAAAAAACAATATGCAAATTGGTAGTGAATTTGATATTGTTTATTGGGATAGTTATAATAATTTTTATTGGAAGGGTATGAATGCGACTGCGGCATCACAAGTTCCACATTTTGACACATTTAATCTGGGTTTTAATATTTGGTTGTCAAAAGATGTTCCAGATGGAACAGATTTTTTCACTTATAGATTTAAAAACCATGATCCAGTATTTTATGTACAACAATTTATCGAACGAAATAGTGATAATGTAGAATTAATTGAAGAATTTTTTACTCACTATAATAATGATACTGAGCAAGAAATGCCAGTACAAGATACTGCTATGATTCAGTTTGAGCCGAGGTTTTCAAAGAATGGTATATGGAATCAAGAAGAGAATACTTCAGAAGAATGGGATAAATGGTTTACTCTTCCAGCAGAATATAACACTTGCACTTTCTATCCTGGCCTTTATTTTCACAGACCTAATGTTAGTCAAAACTTTCCAGAAGACCTATTAAGACTTTCTCAAGTTATTAGTCATTCTTGGATGACTCCAGAAAAATTCCAAGAATGCTATTATAAATGGTCAAATAGTGAACAGTTTATGGGTGGAGCATCTAATCCAAAACGTATGATATTCGTGGGTGATGGTCCTGATGTCAGACCCAAATGGTCCTGATGTCAGACCCAAATTCACGTAGGAGTTTCTTCAACTTTTTTCTTCTTAGATCCAATATTATACTTAGTTTCTAAAACCCAATCGTGCTTGTCTTTATAGGCAAGCACTTTTATTTGGTTTAAAGGTGCAATATCTTGAATCTTAGATACATCAACAATTTCAATCAAACCCCAATCAGCAAGGAGTTGTGCAATACGATTACGACGCTGAACATCATTAACTGTCAAATTCGCGTGCTTTCCATCTAATGCAAATAGTTCTTTGAAGTGAACAAGAAAATATCTTCCTTGCTTGTGAAGAATATGACAACTCTGATAGATTTTCTTTTCCTTTCTCGATGCGACTCCGATTCTCGTTAAAGTTTCACGAACTTTTAAAAAATCGTCTGGTTCTCCGAGGAGAACCTCAACCATTTGATCGGGTTTCCACTTTACTTCGCTTTCTTGAACCACACTCATCTTTTTCCTCCAATGTCAAATTTCGATTTAATAAAATTAAGTTGTTCTTTTGTAAGAATTTTCAGAGCCTGTTTTGCCTTCTCATTACTATAACCATAATAACGTTTGACATAATCAAGATCTTCGATCTTATCTTGTCGGAGCCAGGGAGAAAACCTCTTCTTTTTCCTCAGACTATTTAGCAAAAATTCATATTGCATCCTCTTTGGAAGAAAATTATACTTATTCATTTCATTCACGAACATAATACAATCAAGATGTCCAGAGAGGCAACGATTGACAATGTATGGAGGGTATGTTTTTTCTATAGAAGAATCTTCTTCAATCAGATTCTTCTTGGTCTGATTGATGCTGTTCAACCAATCTTTCAGTTCTGGGTTCATAATTAAAAAGTAAAAGTTCCTTTCGTTGCTTTTGTTCGCGCATGTATTCACCTACAGAACGCATCGTATAAGTAAGTTCAAACTCACTTACTTCATATTCCTTGAATCGTTCTTTAACAAGTTGAGACGAATTGTAAGAAATAAGTTGGTTACCGATATAGCGATCACAATCGGCAGCAAAATCATCATGGTTGAACCCCCTATGCATACTCCCCCGCTTTCCATAGAGATTACTTCCAATGTCATAGGGCGGATCAAGGTAGGTAAAGCACTCTTTGTCATCAGTAAGGAGTGATTCATAAGACCAATTGGTAATTTTCCAGTTTTTAATTATTTGAGTATATCCTGGTAGTTTTTCGATGCCTCTCATTGAGAAGTTTGAAACGCTTGCTTGTTTGCTGAATGATGAGGATTCAGTGAGACCACTAAAGCTACACTTGTTAACAACGTAAAAAGCAGTAGCACGGAATAGATTTGATTCATCATAATTGCTCACTACATCCTTTGCTTCTAAGAATAATCCTTTCGCAGATGCTTGGTCAGGATATCTTGATTTGAGTTCCTGCAACCGTTTATATAGGTTATAACCATCATCTTGAAGAACTCTCCAGAAGTTATATAGAGGTTCATATAGATCGTTTACCCAAATATCTAGATGAGGATATTTCTTCGTGATGTGAATGGCAACACTACCACCACCAAGAAAAGGTTCACGATACTCTTTATAATCTCTAAGATCAGGAAACCACTGATCCATCTTTACGCAAGCACGGGATTTACCCCCTGGATATCTCAACGGTGTTTTTAGTGATTTCATAATCAGGTTCATTGTATTTTAAATATTCCCAGAAGGTCATTTTCATTTCCTTTTGAGTCATACCACAGTGTTCTGCAGCAGCAGGTAATGTCATTTTAGCATGAAAGAGTGCTTCATTTGCTTCCTGTACATTTTTAGGTGTAGTCTTATTTGCCATTAGAAAGACCAGGTTTTCATAATGTTGACAATATTTATGTAAGCCCAGGCAGTGAATATCTGAGGAACTATGAATGCAATCATAGCAATAATCCAGAACCAGTAGTAATAATTCT